AACCGCGTTTGTCAGGTATCGATCCGGTAGGAGCAGTCCCGTCGATAAGACCGCCCGTCCACGAGATCACCGAATCAACGGCGGTTCCGAAGGCCACCGTAGACGTGGAGTTTACAGGGGTAATAGCCTGCTTCATGCCCCTCCGGACGAGGACAGTCGTACGCCCTACCAGCCCCAGCGGAACTCTGACACGATCGGATTGCAACTCCGCTGTTGTGCCACCATCCATGCCAACCACATAGCCCGCGACGCCAAGCCACAGAACGACGGGGTTGGGGGAAGGGACCTTACTCTCCGGGAAGAATCCCGGACCTACTTTCGTACCACTGCGGCGCACAGCACGGTGCGGGCTCACCAACTTCAACGTGAACTGTGTCGGATCAGTTCCGCCGAGGAACCACACGCCGCGAGAGTCACCGACGTATAACCCGTCCGTGACAGCCTCGACGAATGAGATGTAGCCACTGAACGGAATGACGTTGTGTGCGCGGTTGTACAGGTGCGGTCGCAACGCCTCGCTGAAGTAGAGTGTCCCGAACTTGGCCGTGTACAGGCGGCCCCCGAGCCACGTGATGAACTCACCCGCAGGCATGGGAGTCAGAAACTGCGTGTTGCAGTCACCGCCGGAAGCAGTCTCCGCCACCGTGTAGTTGGGGAACACGGCGGGGATTTCTTCAGCGAAATGGAAAGTTTCGCCATCCGGGTCCGTGATGTAGATGCGAAGGGTCCAGCCCATGCGCTGCGGCAAGTTGTTGAGCTGTATGCCGCCGCCTTTAGGCAAGTCGATGAGCTGCACCTCAGTGGCGCCGCCCTCTTCACGGCGCTCGTCGAGATATGTCAGGATCACACCGTACCTGCCGGGCAGCAGCCCTCCCAACCCTGCGGACAGCGTGGGTACGATCTCGGGGACAGGTACGCCAACTGGGCGCGCAGTATAAGAATCGGCTGGAAGCCATCCGATGGTGCTCTTGTTGGTCCAGTACACGTTACCGTTGTACTCGGTGTAGGAGAGCGGATCAGCTGAGTTCAGGGTGGCGAGGGGCGTGGTGCTGAGGTCGTCGTTCAGGCGCAACAGCTGATTGCCCTTAGCTACCAGCATGATGCCACGCTGCTGAGCGCCCCAGATGCTGTGGTAGTCCGGACCGGATAGACGGAGGGTCTGACCGACGCGGCGAGAGAAACAACCGGCGCGGGCGATGTCCACGTTGACGGCTTTACGGACCGCCCCCTTCAAGAGGGCGGTCTCGTCGCTCAGAGAGTCGATCCCTGCAACTGGCAGCGGGTATGGGCGGGTTACGCTCATCGTTACCTCAAGCGACGGCCGGTGAGGGCACGTTTTGGGTGGACAAGATCGGCAGCGGAGTAACCACACGGTTCGTGCAGCCGCAGGGGTTCGTCACGCTCGGGCCGTCGAAGGCGATGTTCGGAATCCCTATCGGCGACAAACAACGAGCGGCGTTCGGCGTTGCCACCACACAACTGTCGGAGCCGCTGGGGCGCAACGGGTGGAGCAGGCGTGGGGTTCCGACCGTGCTCATGTCATCGCCATGAGCCTTGATCTTGCCGGCTTCCCAGCGGTCAATATCGCCGATCAGCAGGCTCTCCCAACCCTGCACACCAATCGTGCTCGACGCCGTGACAGAGTGACTGCCGCTATTGTAGCCGTTGACGCTCCGAGAGTACACCGTCTGAACGAATAGGGAGACCATGCAGGTACCGAAAGCCTCCTCGGTCGGCAGTGAAGGTACGCTGACGGGCGGGTTCTTGCGCACAACCTTCATCGGGAAGCGGTAGTCCTCAAAGTTGCCGTCCTCCAGCGAGCTGTTATTCCACCCCGCCGGATACACCGGACGGTTTTTGAAGTCGATCGTCGTGTTACCCCACAAGGTCTGGATGTCCATACCAAGCGTGTATCGACGCGGATAACCCACCAGCGGGGTGCCCCACGGACCATCGAGATTTTGCTGCGGGTTACCACGGTGCGGAATGCCGCTCACAGTGATCGTGCGGTTCAGCAGATCGAAGCGGTGCGTGCCCCAGAATGCAGCGTTGAAGCCGACCGGGTATATCGAGCGGTTCAGCGACGGTTGTACAGGCGGGTAGCTGACAGCGTTCGCCCCCCACTGCGTGCCCGGTGCGATGCCTTGGTGATTCGTATCATCGTCCAGATTCACATACTGCGGTACGTTCAGGAACATGACCTGCCCGAAGCGCAGTGAACGGATGCCGTTCGGCGCGACGTATCGACGGCGCAGGGCGACGGTGGCCGTCCCAAACATCGGGAACGAGTCAAACCACGGGCTACCAGCGTCACACCGAGTCGGCACAGGGCCGATGGTACGGTTCTGGTTAGTCACTGTGGCCCAGCCGAACTCGACCTCGGAGCGAATTACATCAGCGCTGTAGTTTCTAGGAGTGTAGCCGCCCGGCATCTGGTCGCCACGAGGAGCGTAGATGTTCCACGGCGTCATGCGAGCGCCCTTGGAAATTTCAGTATCGTTCACCCAGCCCTGCGGTTGCACAATCTGTGTGCAGATAAGCGTAAGCTTCGGAGCGCCAATGAGGCCGTCCTCGAAGATGAAACGGGCGAGGATGTTGTTCGTGTGTATCTCATGAGCACCGAACTTGGCCTCCCCGCCGATACCCTGCGGGTAGATCGTAGCCATCTTAAATACGGGCGAAGGCATGCCCGGTGGACCTATGCCGAGCCCGTCGGATTCGTTGCCATCCCCGTTCTGGTCGTTCAGTGTGATGCGCTGCTGAGACGGTGGGTCTGGAGAGTCCTTGCGGATGCGGTGCAGCACCGCGATCTGCGGCGCTGCGATCGGCGATGTAGATATCGTCCGCGTGCGATAGGTGATCAGCGGAGGAGTGAAGTAGTTCGGGTTATCCCATACCGGCGCGACGTAGCGCACCAGATTCTGGATGTCGGGGCGGCCGAACATACTCTGGTCGTACCCATACGGACCGACGGTGAGGTTGCGGTTCTGGACGATAGGCTCGCCGACCCACGGCACGCTGTGAACGTTCGTCGACTTCGGAAATGCCTGACGGAGGAAGATCCTCACTTCGTGGCCACCGACTTGGCCCTGCCACGGGATGCCAACCGGAGTGATCGGGAACGGGTTGTAGCGCACCTCCGGTAGCGAAGCCGGCACGTCGTAGAACAGCCCCGGGGTGATGGAGCGACGGGCGAAGGCGATGAATGGCACACCCCACTCAGGGCCGAGCCAGCCGTTGTGGTGCTTCACCTCGCGGTTCAAGTTAGCGACGGGGTCGGGGCGACCAAACGCAGACGCGTCTCCGACGCTAGCCGGACCGACGACGCGGGCTTCGTTCCACACCACCGTGTAGCGCTCGTTGTAGAACGAGTCCCAGCCCTGCGGCTGCACAGTGCGGTCGCGGTGGGCGATGAACGTACCAGCGCCCCACTGCGTCATGTCCGTACCTTCAGGCAGGACAGGATCCGCGTTGTTGTGGATCCACGTACTGAGGCCGACGCGCGACGAGATGTGACCGAACGTACCCAGCACCCGGTCCTTGTTCTCTACGAACGGGTAGTAGTTCGTCCACTGATCGGGGTTGACGTTGTTCGCGAACGGGGCGACAACGATTTCTTGCTTCAGGTTGTGGACGACAGGGAAGTTCCACTGCGTGTCGTACCACCCGTTGTTGTGCAGGTTGATGTCCTGCCGCCAGTTGAAGATCGCGGCGACGCCGTACTGCGCAGGGTCAGCTTCACCGGTGTAGGCGTACACAAGGCTCGTGTTAACCAGCAGCTCGGCGTTTTCGCTGATGAACGACGAATCCCAGCCTGTAGGTTCGACGAAGATACGACGCTTGACTGTCGTAACGCCCCAGTACGGCCCAGTGATGAACGTCGGGAAGATCTCACGGTCGTGGAACTGGACGTTGCTGCCACCCCCTACGTCCGATGGAGCGATGCCGCGCCCGGCTATATCGACGTACTGAACCCACGGCGTGACGATGTGGGTGTTCGGTATGGCAGTCGCGTAAATACCGCCGGGGGTCAGGTAGCGGACGCGGAAGCTGACCCACGGCGTTCCGGCGGTACTGGACTGAGTAACGGCCGGTGAAGAGATGGCGTGTGCAGCATTTTTGACCGTAGTGGCACCAAACGCCTGCGCGTCGATGCCGGTACTCAGCTGAACGTAGCGGATGTTACCTTCTACTTTGGGCGTACCAAGCGTGAGGTCGAGTGCGATCCCCATCGGCTTGATCTGCGACGCTTGTCGTAGCGCGGCTGTGCCGAAGTCCCCCTGTCGGCCAAGGGTCACGCCGAGGATGTTACCGGCGCCGAAGGCGCCGAACTCTAGAACCGTACTACCACCGGGCGGTGGCACCAGCCGCTCGGAGAAGTTCAGGATCAGGTTCGGGCCGCCCGGGGGCGTGATATAGCCGCCTAGATACCGCGCGTGGACAATCGGCACCTGCTCGATATAGACGCCGTAGTTCATGAACCCGCGAGGGCTCAGATACTGCCGCCAGCTGACGTAGGTCGGCGTCGACATAACGCCGTCCGCCCACGACGCTGGGTAGATATTGCGGTGCGGCCTTTCTACGGTCGGAAGCCTGTGGGGCCACGCCGGGGGTGCGCCGTCCTCCCACCCTACGGGTCTCAGGAACTGGGACGTCAGGCCGATAGCGGCTGTACCGACCTTCGAGGTATCACCCAACCCGACCAACGACGGCTGTAGCGTCAACCCCGTGAAGCTGAGCGTGACGCTGCTACCCGCCGGCGGTGCCAGCGGGTCCCTGAAGTTCAGATTCAGGCGGTTGCCGGGGGGAGCCGCCATAGACCCCTCCTTACATCGGCACCGCGTTTATGTGTGTGAAGATGACCCCGTTCTGGGTGCCGGTGTCGTCGATACCCACAACTGTCCACGGGCCGATATCTAGGTTGCGAAATTCGAAGAGACCGTCCGGGCCTGTGTTCTGCTCTGCGTAGATACGGCCACTGTCTTGAGCGTACAGGCGAACGCGACGGGGTGCAGGGTTACCCAGCACGGTGGTCGTACCAGCGATCTTATAGAGACCTCCGCGATAATTCTGGTGGTAAAAGCGCGTGGGGTCGAGTATAGGTCGGTTTGTTTGGTACGGGTGCAACGGGTCGCCGTACGGCGGTATATATCTCGCATTGACGATTTTGCCAAACGGGGTGTAGTTGTGGATGTCGATCGGCCCCAGCGGACGGACGTCATACACACGCGATGAGTTATACGTCCACGCAGGAGTGGACGGATCGAACGCGTACGAGCGCTGCGTCACCCAATGCACGTTGTCATCGCTGTACTGGAAGTCCCACGCGGTTGGGAACTGGTCGATACCTGCGCCCCCACTACCGGGAGCGTATATGACGATCTCTTGGATGTCCTTCTCGTTGCCGGCTCCGAAGTCGTATTTGAGCCACGGAAAGGAACCGAAGCCGTCACTACCTGCGAAGTAGTTTGCAGACCATGCGTTACCCGCGCCGGTATCCGTTGTGAGGCCGTCGAAAGCCTTCGCTGCAGCCCAAGTAGAGTTTGCTTCTGAGCTAGCCGACGGAGTGCCACCGGTGGCTACATTTGTGCCGCCGATGGACGTGCGCATCTGCAGCTCGCCGACGTTGCCCCAAACGCCTCCACCAGTGGCGCGTATCTGAAGACGCCAGTAGCGATGTGCTGCCATAGATCAGCTCCACTTCCCATTGCCGTCACCAGTGATGTCGAACATGAGCATCCCAGTACTTGAGTTGGAGTTCAAAGCATAGAGCCACAACGCCATAAACTTGCGACCGGGATAGCCCTCGACGTTTTCAATGATATCGAACTGGTTCAGACAGCGGCCTTGGAGCGGCTCGAACACACCCGGCATCCTGCCGCGCAGAACGCCGCCCTGCATACATAGAAGCGGAGTCATCATGAAACCGTTGTCGATCGGATTTGGGTACGGGAAGATCGCAGCCTGACCGAGCCCGTTTTGGTCCCAGCCGTGACCCATCTGGTTCATGATAACCGCACCGGTCGTTTGGTTGAATGAACGAACAATGTAGCACGAAGGAGATTGAGGGTTCGCCGTGCGGACTGCGGGGGCGCTGAAACCGTTGTGACACCAACCGGCATTCGTGTTGGTTTGGCAGTTCGCGGCGTGGCAACCAGCGAGAAACGCAGTATACGGGTCATTCGCACGCGTCGAGATGATGTCGCCGAAGGCCACCCACCAAAAGTATCCGCCCATCGCCTGCATGGTGGCCGGGGATTGATCCATGCATGCTTGGAAGTAGATATTTTTGCCGTCAGTGATTAGTACCCACGGTCGGGCGTCGTTAGAGATCGTGGCCGTTTTATACGCAAACAACCCGTTTGCGTACTGCGCGGGAGTTGGAAACGGCTCGGTGCCAGTGTTCACGTCCGACATAGTCAGATAGCCGCGAATCTTGGCCTCACGAGCACCGCCGGCGGTGGTGCCGTCGTCGACGACTTGTAGATATGGACGAGAACCGCTGGGGTCCCTCGAGCGGTATACAGCTTTGTTTGTGTCGCTGTAGACCTTATCGAATCCCGCAGAGGCGCGAGTCGCGGTGATAGTGTTGCCCGTGGCTGGCGTGTCAGGCGAGTTTGCCACTGTGTAGGTGAAGTGCGTCAAGTCCACCACCGAGACCACAGCTTCGACGTTGTAGTCGGCCTGATCGGCGCCGGCAATGACGACTGAGTCTCCAGTCAGAAGTCCGTGCGCAGTATCAGTCGTCACCGTAGCGGTATTGTCGCTTCGGGTGATGCCAGTAACTTTGACTGAGTTGTAGCCGTTGACAAGCACCGCGTCCAACACGGTGATCAACGAACCATTCGCACCTACCAACTTCGGCGCACCTGCCTGCCCAGCATGGAAAACTTTGATGGCCATGTCAGCTCCACTTTCCATTGCTATCGCCTGTGATGTCGATATAGACACCACCGACGTACGAAGTAACAACCGGTGAAGCACGCAGATACATGAACGTGCGCCCTTCGAGACCAACCACATTGTCGATCAGTTCCCGATGGCTATGAACCGCACCGCACATGCCTTGGTAATACGGTAACGTACCACGAATGTAGCCGTTATCCGTTACCTTGATCTGATTAAGGTAGTAGCGATTATCGATCAGGTTAGGATATGGCAATACACTGCGATACCCGAAGCACTCCTGCGCAAAGTCGGTACACGTCGAGGTGAGTCCAGACCATACCGGGGAGGGTTGGCCATTGAAACGACGAGCGATGCACGTCCGTCCAGAGCTGCCGAGCGATCCTCCCCATCCGTTGCTGACTGGATGCATAAGTCCACTCCACGAGTCGTTATCGTAATACGATTCGCTCGTATTGCTGCCGCAGATCAATGTGGCATAGGCATCCGGCACGGTCGGCTTGAAGTCACCGAAGCCAAAAAGTCGCATATGCCCATCGACCGAGAAATCCGTACCCCCGCGAGTAGGGCTCAGCCACAAAAAGAAGAACTTGCCGTCCGTGATAATCGTCCATGCACGAGAAGTAGCGTCAAGCGCGTTGGACTTGCATATGTAGTACCCGAACTGGCCAAAGTCTAGGATCCTAGGGAACGGGAAGTCCCCGTCATCGATGCCACGCATGTACTCGTAGCCACGCCAGCCAGCGTACCGCGCACCCTGACCGTTCGGGCAGTCAGCGATGTCAGTTACCCGTAGAAAGTGGCGTCGGCTCGTAGGGTCATTAGAGCGGTACACACCACGGTTCGTATCGGCGAAGACCTTCGAGAAACCGCCTCCCGCGCGCTTGGTGGTGATCGTGCCGGTCGCCGGTGTGTCAGGAGTAGCCGCGCCAATATCGAAAGTGAAGACGGTGTCTGAGACGTAGCTGATGGGCCAGTCGCCGTTGTACTCCACCTGATCAGCGCCGGCGATCGTACAGACGTTGCCGAGCCCGTTGCGGTTCCACCAGCGGACGCTTGGGTTGTCATACCCATGCGGGGTGGCGCAAGTAACGGTGACCGTCGAGCCCGAGCGGGTCATCGACGAGACGTTGACTTGGTTGTAACCATTGACAAGGACGGTATCCAGTACGTTGATCAGCGTACCGACCATACCATTTAGCGTGGGGGCACCGGTTTGGTCACTGTGGTAGATCTTGATCGCCATGCTTTATCCCTTAAGGAGCCAACCGTCCGCACAGAGATCAGAGCTTGAAGATCTTGTTCGCGCCGTTATCCCACGTAACGATGATGTCGCCACCGTTCGGCGTGATAGGCAGGCCGGTAGCCGTGTCGATGAACGCAATCAGAGGCGAGGTCGAATCGGTGCCAGTGTCCTTGTACAGGACGATGGCCTCGATCGAAGCACCAGTCACGGAGGAAAAAGTGATGTCGTTGGCGTCAGCAGCGCCGCCAGCCGTGGTTTTACCCGTGAAAGCGCCAGACGTGGCGACACGGGCGCCGGTGCCGATGTCCGACAGAAACTCGTGGGCCGACAGGTTCACGGTATACGTACCGGTGTCAACGAGGACAGCCTTGATCGTATCCGTGTTCCAGTTGAACTGGCCTTCGAGGAAGCGCTGGCGGGCCTTGTCGAAGAGTGCGTTTGCCATGATCTATCTCCTAACGATGCGGACGGTTGAGCCATGAATGAGAGTATAGGTGCTGAGGCCGTACTTGGGAGCCACCTGTACGCCTCAGCTGCCGGTGTTTTAGTCGGAAAGCGGACCGACATGTGCGCCCACCTCCGGCTGGGACTGTTGCACATCCTTTTCCGGCTGGTCATACCATTGACGCAGCCGTTCAATGCGCTCAGCGCACAGCCTGAACTGAGTGATCCAGTCCTGTCGGCTATCCACCAGATCGCGGTTATTTAGGATCTCCCGTGGTTCGGGTTCCTTGCACTGTTCCAGCAGAGGGCTCGGTGGTATTACCTTGACCACCTGAACCGCCGGTCTGAGCTGCTGTGCAGGAATCGTTGAGCATGCAGCTAAGCTCAGGAGGGAGAGACTCATCGAGATAGCCATGAACTTTCGCATTCTGCTTCTCCAAATTCGACAGCTTCTTACGTGCTGTCGTGTCCGACTTTGAAAGCTTGTCGTAGTCGACGATTAGCGCCGCCAAAACAGCAGCATCTTGTTGCCGCGTCTCTTGGAGATCGGCGATTGTCTTATTCTGAGCCTCGTTGATCAGCTCCACGTTGATCACGCGCTCGCGCAACTCGTCGTTGCACGCTTCGAGGTAGTTCGTACGGTACCACAGCGCAATAGCGCTCGCTGCGCCGACGATGGTGAGCGCGATCAAGACGTACTCGATCACCAGCCGCACGTTGCCGGTGACGAACGCAACAGCAGTGCCGAGGAACGGTACCTTTTCGAGGAAGCTAAACATCACTCTTCTCCCTTCGGGCGACTCTCGTCGAGGGGTGCAGGTGCCTGCAGAGCATTCGAGATCCCGAGTTTCTTGAACACAAGCTTCTCCAACATGCGGATCGAGGCGTTTGCGCCCAGCCACCCCGATACGCCGACAATGACACCAGTCCACTGGTCGGAAAAATTGGTGGCGTTGCACATCAACATCACGAGCAGACCAACGAAGCCGGCCGCAAGACCCTCGACACACGCGCGACCGTAGCTGACATTAGCTGACTCATCCAAAGCGCGCATAACATGCCCCAAAAATCCACCGAACGCGGCAAGTGCGGCATACAGGATCGCTTTAGCCCACCAGCGCGCCCACAAAGAAGTCAAATCATCCACTACAGAGCCCTCCCTAAACATGTGCGAGGGCCCTGCCTCGCCAGAAAATCAGACGCTAGGCTCCTCAGTAGAGAAAGCCAGCCCCTTGATGTACTTCTCAGCGACCTTGTCGGCTGCCTCGGCTTTGGTCACCTTACCGTCGCTGTCGGCGTCCAGAACAGCGTTCTGGCGGTACGCGACGCCGCTCGAGAAGAGAACCGCATCATCCGGCTGCCCGACGTATTTCGGCAACAGGATAGCCATATACATGTCAGACAGAGACTCAATGCGAGCAGCGTACGGCCTGAAGTAGCGCTGTACATAGTCCAGCTGCTGAACAGAGCTCATCTCTGCGAGTTCCTCGGTGCTGGTATCCATGTCCTGCGCAGTGTCGGGCATGAACTGGATAAGACCGACAGCGCCGCTACCTGCCGCATTCCTCACCCTCGGACTGAAGGTCTCGCCGGATTCGAAAGCCATGCAGCTCATGAGCCACGAAGCGTGGTCATTGGTCCAACCGAAGTTACGACAGATTTCGAGCACCTTGGCACGAAACGTCGGGCTGACCTTCTGGCCCCACGCTAGATCGAATGTCTCCATCTCAGCTCCTTTAGATGCCGCCGTAGGCGACGGTGCGGTACTTGTGTTCTCGGCGCTCGCGTTCGGCCTTCGCCTGATCACAGTACGCCATAAACTTGTCACGAAATTCCATAGAACGGCCACGGTCGTAGGTCTCCGCGTCTTGCTTCTCGTGCGCCAGATGCTTCATCCAGTCCAGCAGATGCCGGTGGTGCTGAGCATCGATCTCAAAGGCGGTTGAAGAAGCGGTAATGTCTTC